GTATTCTTGAATTAGTAAATCACTATCTTCATCAGTCTTATAAACTAATTGTACAATAGCATCCAAAGACTTTTTAGATTCAATAAACAACACACCAACACCCTTAGAGCCTCTTAGTGTTTTCATAATAATTGGAAACTTAGTATCTAAGGCTTCAAGAGAATCATCTATCATATCTTTATTTGGTATTAAAATTGTTTTTGGTTGTGTCAACCCATATTCTTTTAATCTAACATAGTTACGATATTTATCTGCACAAATATTAATAGTAATTCTACTATTAACACAACAATAGCCTAGTCTTTCAAACTCAGATATTAAATCTAAGTGACTATCTTTTGATGGTGTACCACGAACAAAAATAATTGTGTTAGAAGAATTTGTTTGAAAACCTTTGTCATCATTCATTTTATGAATAAAATGATTACCATCAGCATACCTTAAAGTAGCACCATCAAATTGCACAATAGTATTTTGCAATCCAAGCTTGGTTGCTTCCTTTGAAAGTTTTTTTGCTGTAATTGATTTATCACCATGTTCAACAGTGAGAATTACAACTCTATACTTTTCATCTTTCGACTCAGTTATGAATGACTTGAAAGCTTCCAAACTAACCCTCTCTTTTTTTACCTATGTTATATTTAGTTTCAAGAATCCACTCACTTTTTTCTTTGAATGAAATTATTTTAATTTGACTAAGTGGAGCTATAGGTTCAGTTTTACCTGTTATCTCGACTAAACCCCAATCAGCTAATAGAGTAGAAATCCTATTTCGTCTGGCAATATCATTTTCTGATAAGTTAGTATTTTTACCATCTAGCGCAAATAATTCTTTAAAATGCACAATATAATACTTACCCTGCTTATGTAATATATGACAGGATTGATATAGTTTCTTTTCTTTTCTTGATGCAACTCCGATACGAGAGAGTGTTTCTCGTATCTTTAAAAAATCGTCTGGTTCTTTCAGAACAACTTCAAGCATATGGTCTTGTGTCCAATTAATGTTTTCCATTTTTACCACCTTTATTCAAGCTATTTTTGATAGCCTTTATCTGATCATCATCAAGTACATTAAGGGCAGACTTTGCCTTTTCATTTGAGTATCCAAAATACTCTTTAACATACTCTAGATTTGTTACTTTGTTCGCCTTCATCCACGGTGTAAACCTTTTCCGTGATCTGATACTATTTAGGAAAAAGTCAAATTGTAACTTATGATCTAAATGAGAGTTAACATTCATCTCATTTACAAGCATGATGGTATCTGGAAATGGTGCCAGACATTTGTTTACGATGAAAGGTGGATATTTCTTTTCCCACATTTCATCGTCTGTGTCCATGAGGTTTTTCTTTTCATGGTTGATTGCATTTAAGTAGTCTTTGAGTTCATAGGTCATTTGAACTTCGCTTGACCCATAATCTCAGTCATACAAGCCAAAAGATTAATCTCTTGATCTGCAACAAATGCTGACTTATATGAATAGTCTGCAATTATAACTACAACATGAGGGATAGTAGAACCATCAACACAATCGTACAAATTATCGTACAAGCGTCGAAAAATGCGTACAGGATCGTTATCAAGATTTTGTACAATCCACTTACGGACATTTGTAAACTCCTTCTGTTTTAGAGAATGCATTAGTTCATTTATATTTGAATCAGATATATTTACCAAGATACCAGCATCTATAATACCAGATGCAGCATACCTTTGAAGTTCATTCAACACTCTACGCCAGTCTGGAAAGAACTTATTTAGAAGTTCAGCAACAGCCTTTGGATCAAACTTAACATCTTCTTTAGTAAGAACAGTTTGAACTCTTGCAAAAAACTCTTGTGCAAGTTTAGGTTTCTGATCTTTTGGGATGATAAAATCTACAACACTACAACGAGAATGTAGTGGTGGTATCAATCTGTTTTTGTAATTACAAGTTAGAATAAATCCACAATTCTTATGGAACTCTTCCATGAAACCACGCAAAGCTGGTTGAGTAGATTGAGCATTTAGATAATCTGCCTCATCTAAGATAATGTATTTGCGCCCACCTTCAAGTGAAACTGTGGATGCAAAGTTTTTAATTTTAGTTCGTAACACATCAATACCAGATTCCTCAGAACCATTTATCATCATATACGTTGCACCTATTTCCTCAAGCATGGCTTTGGCGACAGTAGTTTTACCTACGCCTGGGCCACCAGACAAAATTAAGTTTGGTATATGTTTGTCGTTGACAAATTCAGTAAATGTTTTCTTTAGATCATCTGGTAAGATGCAGTCACGAATAGTAGACGGGCGGTATTTCTCCACCCACAAAAAAGTTTCCATAATATAAATTTCCTAAATTAAACTTTGTAAGTTGATTCGGGCTCAAGTGCTATCCAGTATTCTACTGGAGAACTTTTATTTGTATAGTGACTAATGTTCTTAGATGAAATCTCTACATCATAAGTACCATCAAGCAGTTTCATGTTTTCTACTTTGAAGAAGAAGTTAAACTCACCTTCACCATCAGTAGCAACATCAAGAGAATAGTTGTTTGCAGTATCGTTCTTCTTATCTTTTACAGTAAGAGAACTACCACTACCATTCTTTTCCAGAACCATGTCTGGGGCTCCAATTACTCCAGCAGCCCGTTTCAATTTAGATAAATCTTCGTTACTCATTGTAAAAGTAACTTCTTGAGAAGGCATAGTAATCATTTTACTAGGACTTGTAACAACTGATGGATCAGAATAGAAATACTTCAGAGAGTTTGAAGTATTATTTTCCTCAGTAATCATAACATGATTTTCTGAAAAGTCCAATACAGGACTTGTAAATAAAGACATAGATGCAAGAAATTCATTCAAGTCATAGATTGCCACTTCTTGTGGAAATGTTTCTTCTACATCTGCCTTAGCAACAATGTTCTTCATTGCAGACATAGTAGTAATTGTGTTGCCCTCTTTAATCACTAGATTTTGATTAATAGTAGCAAAGTTCTTCAATACTGAAGTGGTATGGTTACTCAGTTTCATAATTTATAGTCTCCTCAATTTCTTTTATTTGATATTCTAAAACATTTATTGCAGTGTGTATATGCCCAGTAGCAGTGGGCCGTAGTTTTTCTTTTAGTAAGTCTATTTCTTGACTAAGAACTAACAGCCTAGCATGCTGCGATGGTACTTGTGTCACTCCTGATTCTCCAATTCTTTTTAACGAATTGTAATATGAAAGTTTCAATGTCACTCCTGATTCTCCAATTCGTTGATGTATAATGCTATTATACCATAATGTATAACCTTTAACAAGTCTTTTCTGTCCTTGCCATTCTTTTTTCCATACCGTTGTGCATACTTTAGTATGTTACCGATACAAAACCCTTCACCATGACCACCATCTATAATGAACTCTGTAGCTTGAAACTTGTTCTTGCTGTAGTGTTCATCATAGGTGGAGTCGATATACTCTCTCAATTAATCAAGAGCATGTCCTTCATTATATTTGTAGTCCAGCACTAAGTTACCTCTTTCTCAAAGAAACCATCTTCTTTAGCTTTTTCTAAAACTGCTTTCTCTTTTTTACGCCGGTCTTGCATATCATAAAATTCTTTCTTTTGTTCTTCAGAACGTCCCATCAAAATCTGTTCATCAGAATCATACACATTCCAATTCATAGCAATAGACAATCTTTCGCCTTCACCAAAAAATGGATAGACTTGGTGGTGTAACCAGTTAGGAAAAATCCACATCTGACCAACAGTAGGTTTAAACCATTCCTCACCAACAGGTTTTAGGGTTGCTGTATCTTGGTTGCTGGTAACGTCCCAAATACATTGAGTCCATCCATCAACAACACCACTGGCATGATTTAAACTTGGAATTCTTGGTGCGTCTGATGGTATATTAGAAGTCCATTCTTCCCACTTATCTTCAATAGATTGGGGGTTACTTAACCACATAAACCCAGACAGTCCTGCTAGGGTGTTGCACCCATGAGTATGATAAGGGTTATAGTCTCCAGCATATGCGTGATTAGTCCAAACCTCAAAGCAATCTGATCTTGATAATCTGCCCACCATGTCAGTGAGATACTTATCACCAACACCATTCATAACCTTTTTCCACATCTTACCAACATCAGTAGTAAGATCAATGTCTATCTGTTTTGATTTTTCATTATTGTGAAGTTGACCAATAAGCTTATTGCCAGCATCTTTTCCTGTATTTCTAAGTCTTTCAACTTCTTCTATAAGTTCATTAACAATGTCTTGTCCAAAAGTCACTTTACCTAAAATTACAGCAGGCTTAACATGTTTTTCCATTTCAATCATTCAAATATACCTTTCATCATACTATAATCATAAAGGAATGGGGGGGTTTTGTCAACCCCCCCTTCCAATTATTTCACCTCAATAATACGAGGCTTCTTTTCTTCTGGAATAATACGCTCAAGTTCAATAGTGAGCATTCCATTTTCAAGTCCAGCACTATT